ACATGATTTGATTGACTTTATATGGACGAATGAACCAAGCTACGTTAAGTTTAGACGGGCTTGTGTCAAGCTACCTGATGAATACTTGGAGGGTAAAGAACTACCCGAAGGCTTTGATTGGCACGAAGCAGAACCATCATGGCCTGAGTGTTACGACCACGAGCAGCTTCAAATAATAGCTGATGGTCAAGGTCCTTACATGTTCGCAACACAGTATCTACTTCTACCTTCGAGTCCTGAGGAAGTCCTCTTCAAACCCAGCTGGTTGCAATTCTATCAATTTGAGAATGAACTGCCTGCAACTATGAGAATCTTTACCACTGTTGACGTAGCTGGTTGGGATGAAGAGAATGCTCGGAAGAAGGGCGGTTGCAATAGTGCGATACTCACTTGCGGTTGGTGTGATAAACATCATATGTGGATACTTGGATATACCTATGCACGATTGAATCCTTCGGAGCTTCTATATGCAATTGCTAATCATTGGGGGTATTATCATCCAGAGAGGGTGGGTATAGAGAGCGTGTACTATCAGAAATCACTCGCACATTTTGCACGTGAGTTTATGGACGATGGAAAGATACCTCGCATGACTATTAATGAGCTGCTACCTGACGGGAATAAAGCTAAAGACCTGAGGATACGAGGACTTGAACCACTCGCCTCTAGTAAGGCGATACATTGCAAGGAATCTCACAAAGAGTGGATAAGTGAGTACACTGAATACATACCATCGAATAGACTTTGTAAGAAAGACCTTTTAGACACTGCTGCCTATCAGATACAGATTGCACGTCCTGGAGCACCTCTACCAATAACCGTAAGGCGACAGACCATGGACGGAGTTGTCGTTGGTAATGCAGATGACCTTTTGGAGCATCTGTGGAATAAAGATAAGGCAGTTGATGTATTCGGTAATCCATCTGTCCTGATGCAACCAAAGTACACTGAGGCTGAAACAGATTTTGATATGCTCGAGGGCATAGTAAGCCCTTTTGAAAACGGCGGAGACGATTATTTCTCATGGGCATAAATTCAACAATTGAAGTTACGGCAAGACGTTTATATGAAGAGGTTGGTGCAGATAGATGGAAGAGGGTTGATGCAAGGCGATACATCCCACATTGCGATATATGTTTTTCCGACTCCAATGTAAGTTTTGCACACAATAGGATGTTGTGCGATAAGTGTACTGCGAGTATATTTGAATGAGTAATCGCCTTGGAATTACTTTTACAGACAGTTTTTACCTAAGAGGGCGGCACCGACCGCAAACCACAAAAGCTTTCCCACGCCGCCTGGCGGGGGAGACAGGAAGATTGGAGATTACAGAATGGTATTTAAAAATTCCAAACAGGCAAAGCTAATAGCAAAGCATCCTGAGTTATTCAAAAGACATTTGAAAGCTGCTAAAGAAGCTAAGAAGATTAAAGATGAGAAATCAAACAAGTTTACAGAGGCCCTCGCATGAAGAAAGAATTGAAAGAAAAGAAAGTAAACAAGCAACACAAGGCAATGCAAAGGCTTGGCATAACTCCCCCAAAGGATTATGCAGAGAATAAAAAACGGCTAGATGAATCTAGAGACTTTCCAGTAAAGGAGAAACATGACGACTAATGTTGTTGGTGACAATCATCACGCTATGGATAGCAAGTCTGGTACACTACAATGGTGGAAAGATGAGATTAAAGCAGGCGTACGTTACAGGACTATATATGGTGCCGCTAAAAAGTGGCAGGCATATAAACAAATGTACAGAGGCTTTTGGGCTGATGGCATAGTACCTGTTAACATGATTTACGCAGTAGGAAGAAGTGTTGTACCACAGGTATATTTCCGCAATCCTAAGGTTGCTATCTCCCCAAAGCGTCCTGGATATTCAGCACACGCCATGATACTAGAGAGATTAGATAACTATATTATTAAAGAGATGCGTTTCAAGAGTCAACTGAAGTCCAATGTATTAGATTGTTACCTAATGGGTAGAGGTCCTGGAATCATAGGTTATGATAGCGAGTATGGTTTCAATCCAAGCTTTACTGAGAATAGTGCATCAGCTGACAGTGGACTTACTCAATTTGGAAAGAAGGGTGCAAAAATAGAATACACTGATGAGATTAAAAATGGTATGCCATGGTATCTACGATGTTCACCTGAAGATTTTATAGTACCTTGGGGGACAAGACGTTATGAAGAATCCCGTTGGTATGCTATGCGTAAGATGCGACCCCTCCGTGATATTAAAGAATCCCCACTATATACAAACAAATCAAACCTCAAAGGTGCTTACCATACCAAGCTTGATGGTAGCCTAGACGGAACATCAATCAGCAAAACCCAGCACACCGATAAAGATGGTGAGAACGAATGGGTAGAGTTATGGGAGATACATGACAAGCGTTCTGGAAAAGTCATGACACTTAGTCTTGACCATGATAAATTTCTACGCAGTGAGATTGATGAATTACAGATAGAAGGACTACCTGCAGAGGTACTTGGCTTCAATGAAGACCCTGATTACTTCTGGTGGACACCTGACGCTCGTCTTATAGAAGTGCAACAGGCTGAAATAAACGATATACGTACAATGGCTAAGAAGCATAGACGAGTAGGCTTACTTAAAATGCTTGTAGACAAAGATATAGGTAAAGAAGAGCTTGCAAAGTTATTAGATGGTGATGTTAAAGCTGTTGCTAGAATAGACGTTGGACCTTCAGGAGATATACGCAAGAAGGTGGCGTTCTTACAATCACATATTCCACCCGACCTCATTTCATACGCACGTGAGGTAAGAGAGGATGTGCGAGAAATCGTAGGGTTTTCTAGAAATCAAATGGGTTCTTTCGAAGAGTCAAGTGGAAGGCGTACTGCTCATGAGGCAGAGATTGTGAGAGCGGCATCTGCTATACGTATTGATGAGAGAAGAGATATTATGGCTGACCATTTAGAGAACGTAATACGTTCCACTAACCAAGTCATATTTAAAAACTGGGGAGCAGAACGTATTGTAGACATCGTAGGACAAGATGGTGCACGATACTGGGTACGATTCACTGGTGATGAAATCAAAGGTGAGTTCCATTACGGCATAGACCCTGAGGAGGCTCTTCCACAAGATGCACGCACAAGACGTGCTGATGCTGAAAAGTTTATGGAGGTTGCTCAGAAGGTTCCTGGAATTGACATGAAGTACATAGTACGCCAATGGGGTAAAACATTCGATTGGATAGACCCTAAAATGCTAATGCCTCAAGACGAAGGTGCTGGTAGAAGTCCAGAGAAAGCATTACTATTCTCAGACCTCCAACGCAAGGTAGGACAAGGGGCAAGCAAGTTCGGAGGATTAAATGGGTAGAGGTAATACAGATTTAACTAGCAATGCTTATGACAATCACTTACGTCAGAAGGCTAAGACTAGTAGAAGTGCACGACAAGAACTTGCACAAAGAACAAGCGACAGACGAAACGCTCATGACTCAAGTGGTGTAGGTTACCATTTCGGTCTAGGCGATAAGGTGGTCAAGGTTGATAGCAAACAACACCTCAAACATGAGTTAGATAAACGTGGGCTGATGTTACATACAGATGTAAAGAAAGACCTACGAGGACCTGGAAAACATGAGAAAGGAAGATAATGAAATACGTAACTGCTAAGATGAAAGCTGAGGCTGCTAAGGAAGTTGTTCAGCCTGAGCTTAAAGCAAAAGATTTAAAGCAAGCCTTGAGTGGTACAATCAACCAAAGGCTAGAAGAAGATAGAGCAATAGTTCTAACAATGAAACATGGTGAAAGACCTGAAGTACGCTTTGAGGGTTTTTGGAATGGCAGACTAGTGAAAAACGCTATGAACGCTATCTCAAGACAATACAGACTACGCAGGCATAAACAAGTACGTGCAAATGCTGCCGTACCTAATAAGGAGATATAGGCGATGACTGAAGAAAATAACAACCAAGCTGGCGAAAATGAAAATGAAGGAATGGTATCTAAAGCTGACTTAGACGCAGCCTTAGCCCGTAGCGATAAACTTGAGAAGGACTTGGAAGACGTACGGATGGAAGTCTTAACACCTGAATATCAAAGATTTCTAGACAGTGATGAGAAGCCTGCTGAAAAACCAGCTGCTTCTGATGATACCTTATCAGATGATAAGTTTGAAAAGATGTCAAAGAAAGATTTGTTTGATTTAGCAGTAAAGACTGCTAGGGATGAAATTCAGGGTGGGTTAACAAAGAAGGACGAAGCTGCAAAGGCTGATAGTGCTGCACGTACTAAACGTGAGATAGCAGCTTTTTCAAGCACTCATGCCGACTTTGAAACCTATAGACCTACAATGTACGGAATATCATTAGACCCTAAACATGCAGACAAATCACTTGCACAGTTGTATGAAGCTGCAAAAGCTCATGTTAAGGCTATCCATGGTGAACCGACAGATAAGCAGAAAGATATATCTAGACGTTCTAACAATGAGAAGCCTGGGGGAGATGCATCAAGTTTGGAAAAGCTCAAATCAATGAGCAATGAGGAAATCGCTAACGAGGCTTTTGCTGAAGTCGAAGAAGCATTAGGTGACACTCCCTTAACATAATTGGAGGTACTTAATGAGTACTATTACCGAAACATTAAATAGCCTGTACACAACAACTTGGGCTAAAAGACGTGCAAAGGATATCGACCAGATATTCGAAGAGAATCGTTTGCTTCAACTTATGAAATCCAAGGGGATGATTAAGATGGAAGGTACTGACGGAAGACGCTTTGAGATTCCGTTGAGAGTAAAGAAGACGACTACATCAAAGTTCTTTACTAAAGGTGCTACCTTTACTATCACAGATTACGACCCATTGACTGTCGCTTACGACACCTACAAGAATCTAGGTGACCAAATCGTACGCTATTGGGAAGATGATAAAGTAAATGGCGGAAGCAAGACTAGACATATCAAGCTTATGAACAGTAAGCTAGATGGTACTAGAGATACCCTGATGGAAAAAGTAGAAGATTCATTGTGGGCTGACCAAGGTGGAGCTAGTGTTGATGACTATAATGGTCTACAATATTTAGTAGATGACGCACCTTCAACCAGTGCTACTATTCATGGTATCAATCAGTCAACCGCTGTAGATAGCGGAGGAAACTACTACTGGAGGAATCAGCAAAAGACTTCCAGCGGTGCATTCAGTGTCTATGGCGAAAGCGATATGACTAACCTGATGAATACATGCGAACGCTGGGGTAAAGTCGACCTTATGATTAGTGACCAAACTACTCATGAGCTTGGTGAAGCTGAAGCCCTTGAGCGTGTACGTGTTGTAAATAAAGAAGCTGTCAACTTAGGTCTTGACCATATTACATTTAAAGGACGTATCTGGATTTGGAGTCCAAAATGTACTACAGGTTATACTTACTTTTTAGACAGACGTCATTATGGGTTCAGCATTGACCCAGCGGTAAACATGACAATGGGTCCTTGGAAGAGAATCCCTAATCAGTATGAAGATGTCGTTACTCAGATTGTACAAAGAGGTAACACATGGATGGATAAAAGGCGATGTCATGGAGTATTAACAGGTCAAGCCGCTTAATCCTGCTCTCAAGCCAATGAGAGTCTGAGGTAGCCCAAACCAAAAGGAGAATTAAAATGGCTAGAATTACAGTTAGAAATCAAGGTGAAGTAGAAGATAGTGGAAAAGTAAACTGGAGAGGTGACCAAGTATCAACACCTCAAGGTGGACAAGGTGTCTATGATACCGCTGCTATTAAACTTGCTGACTTAGGTGCTCGTAAGGTTGTAGGCGATAGAGTATTCCGTTATGCAAAAGCTGGTGGAGCATTAGCTGCTGGTGACTTACTAGAAACAAAAGCGGTAACGCTTAATAGTGTCACGGC